GTCGGAGAGAATGTTTCACGGGAAACATCCGTCAGCATTATAGCTATGACAACTTCCCCAGATTTCAAACTCGGACTAAAACCCCCCCGCCCAGGCGCGGTTAAGCTTCGCCTGGCTACTTACCTCGACTTTCGCCTACTTCCTTCGCCCCCGGCGGTATTCGGTCATTACGACCTGATCGAGTCGTGGGGAATGCTCGGAAATGATCAATGGGGCGACTGCGCACTCGCCGGCGCGTGCCATCAAACCATGCTCTGGACGAAAGAAGGCGGGAATCCTGCCCCATTCGACACCGACGCCGCACTGGCCAACTATGCCCAGGTAACCGGATTCGACCCGAGCGCCGGAGAATCCGGCAATAACCCCACCGACCAGGGCACCGAGATTTCCCAACTAGCCGACTATTGGCTGTCCACCGGGGTCGTAGACGCCAAGGGGCAGCGCCACAAGGTTGTAGCAGTTGTCGACTTGAACCCGGGCGACCTTCGTGAATTGTGGATCGCAACCTGGCTTTTTCAGACGATCGGACTCGGCTTTCAGATGCCCGAGACCGCGATGGATCAAACCGCTAAGGGCGAGGCGTGGGACTACGTTGAGGGCGCTCAGATCGTTGGTGGGCATTACGTTCCCGCCGTGGGCCGACAGGCCGATGGCAACGGACTAATCGTTACCTGGGGGCAACTGCAAGCCTTCACGCCGACCTTCTACCGGCAGTACAACAACCAGGGGATCGTCGCCTTGAGCGAAGAGATGCTGATCAACACCGTCAGCATCGACGGTTTCGACGACAAAACCTTGAGGGCAGACATCGAGGCATTTTGATGAGCGATAACGTTCCAGCGCACGATCAGCAGGTCACGCATAAGTACCACGTCCACTACCCGGATCATGAACCTCGAGAGGGGGACGCTAACTACGTGGATTTTCACGCATATCGTCGGCGCACAGCAGCCACAGCGAAATGCGTGTTCGGTGAAGTTCGGGGGGATTTCAGCGACTGTAAACCCGGTCCTGAAAATTGGCCGAAAGGTCTAGAACTTCATCATGCCCACATCGAATTCGCTTTGCAGAATGCTATCGACTTGGCACTTCTCGAGAAAATTTATCCAGGTGTATCAGACGCCCAAAAAATTGGCGAGTGGGTTGAATCCGCCGAAAACCTTATTTGGCTTTGCACCTTCCATCACCGGGGCCACGGCGGTGTACACGTGGCCAGCAGTTCTGATTATGAAGCATCACGATTTATCAGGGGGTTACTAAGCTAATGGCCGTTTTACAGACCAGCATCAACTGGGTTATCCAGCAGTTCCGCGCTCGACTCAACGACCCTTACGTGTACGGCGGCGTCTATTCGCCTGATGACATCGGCCAGGGGGGCGACTGCTCAGGCGTCGTCGGCTGGGTCCTTGAGGCGCTAGTCAATACTCCGGAAAACATGTCATGGAATCACAACGTATCTACCGAGAGCTGGCCGTACGACTACGACAACGACGAGCCGGCCGAACCAGGAACCATCGGCCCCTACGGAACCGTGGCCGTTGCCGACCTATCCGATATTCCGGCGGATGCCGCGCTGACAATCGATATCATGCACGGCGGCGGAGGAGAGGACTCTCACACCAACTGCGTGATCTCTCTGCCGTCGGGGGTGATTGTTGAATCCAATGGACCGTATGGTTCCTGCACAAACGGAACCGGTGCTTATCCGCCAGAGGCCGACCTTTGGACCGACCACTGGTATCTTCCGGGACCAATTATTAACGATGGCGCACCGCCCACAAACGTCTACACGGTCCAGCCCGGTGACACACTTTCGCTAATCGCCGATAGATTCGGAATTTCACTAGACGCCGTTATGGCAGCCAACCCGTCGATATCGAATCCCAACTTGATATTCCCTGGAGAAGTAATCAATTTGCCATAATTGTTCCTACAACTCTACAACTAACAGGAGGTGAAAGATGGTAGACACTATTTTTGCGGACGTTTCCGAATTTCAATGCCCAGTTGATGACAGCTATCCATACCGGGTTTTATCAATTCGAAGCAACGATGGAACATACGAAGACCACAATTTTTCGGACAATTACAAGTGGTGCGTTAACGCATGTAATAACGGGAAAATAGATTTTTTCATCTGCTATTACTATTGGCGTCCAGGGGAAACTGGCGTTTCTACTCATATGGCGATGGTCAACAATGAGGGCGGTCCTCACCCCAAGATGGTATCCATGATTGATCTTGAATCCGGAGGAAATCCAGATTTTGATCAATCGCAAGTTTTGAACGACGAATATAACCAGCTAGTTGCATGGCTTGGAAATGATAAGCGCGTTATTGGGTACGCAAATCTTGCAGATGAGCGCACAATGTGGCAGGCCAAGCCCTCCGACTTGGAATTTATTCTTGCTGGCTATGGCGCAAATCCCAACGACCCGACAATTACCAAATTGGCTCATCAGTATACCGATGGAACAGGATTCGGATCTTCTTCCGGCCTTCCTGACGGATGCCCGCCGTTCGGTAATTGCGATATGAACTCGGCAGACGGATTGAGTTCTATCGATTTTGCTGCTGCCTGCGGAATTGAAGTAGCGGGAAATGTCGCTAATTCAAATAAGCCGAGCAGTGAGGCAGATGAAGTATCTCAGATTTGGGATCAACTCAGAATTTCCTGGCCGCAGCTAGGCGGTCGCAGTTTGGTGGACGCCATTGCCGCAATCGGCGCTCACCTCGGAATTCAAGGCTTTGCGCAAACTGCGCAGAAGAAAGGAAAATGAAATGACCTCTCCTAACGCTAACGCAACCGCCGAGGCGGTAGCCAACAAGCTTGATGGATTGGACGGAAATGGAAACGCCGAGCCATTCGATCAAGTAGCTATGCTGTACGACGCGCACATCCTTGGCCTGGCCAAAGACTACGCTCTGCCCGAAGGGCCGAACGTTTCCGCTTCGGCGATCGATCACATCACCACGCTGGCCAAGATTTTGACTCGCAAGGTGACGCTGATCGACGGAAACAGCTATGACGTTTTCGACATGTTGGCTACTTGCACCAAGTGGGTGCTCAGCCAGAACGCCGGAATCAACAACGACGAAATTAACAGTGTCGGCTACAAGGGCAAGCAGTGACACAACCGCTGCTGCTCACCGTCAATGGAACTGGAGTCCCGGACCCTCTCGGTCCGGGCTTCAGCGGCGATCTTGGACGCGCCCTCGGGTTGATCAATCCTTGGGAAGTTGTCGCCAATAAGATCGATGGCCTCAAGACCCCCGAATCCCCGGTGATGTGGCAACCGATTGGTTATCCGGCAGCAGTTTTTCCTATGGGTCCGAGTGTTGAGTCTGGTCGCGCTGAACTGGTTCGCCAGATTCAACTCCGCCCTGTAGGAACTCCTTTGTTTCTTTCCGGATATTCGCAGGGTGCAATTGTCACGGGCCGAACGTGGGCCTTGGATATTTTGGCGACGAACGGAGTCTTGCATAATCGGCTACCCGATGTGCGGGGAATTATCAATTTCGGCGATCCACTCAGATGCCCGGGCGTAGCTAACGGAAATATCGTTGCCGGCCAGGCGATGCCGAAGGATTTAGACGGACAGGTAACCGGAGGAATCGCCGGGCCGGCAGATCTGACCCCGTCACAGACTCCGGATTTCCTGTTGTCGTGTGCGCTAGATGGGGATATGTACGCGGCATGTCCTGTCGGTTCGTCACCTTGGACCGCAGAGTCAAGAGTCGGAGATGTTGAGACTGGTATTTATAATATTATCGAACAACCCAGCTTCAACGACGTTATTTCCGTTGCCCGCGACTTGTTAATGCCCGTTGCGACAGTCGAAGGGGCATTTAACGCATTGTTATTTTTCAGTCAGGGAACCAACGCTCCACATTGGCAATACGGACCGTTCATTCCGCCTCTAGTTGATTGGATTCTTTCTAGAATCTAGCCGCGCCTGTTCGGCAGCGCCGCCGACGGGAAGTAAAATAAATGCAAAGATAACAGAAGGAGATGGCCGTGGCTGTCAACGTTGAAACACTGAAAACCGAGGTAATTAGCGTACTGGCGGTTGTCGACGCTATCGTCGAGGACTTGGCAGTTGTCGAGAACATTCCCGGTTTGGAAAAATACAAGTCGACAATCTCCCAAGTTCAGTCTGTACTCGGGAACATTGTCTCGTTCCTCAAAACCCTGCCGTAGATGGCTGAGCTTATCTCGGCAGCGTTTTGGATCGATGCCGCTGAGCGTGCCTTGCGTAGTTTCGCGCAGGGCACGCTCACCGCGCTCGGTATTGGCGCGGCGAATCAAGTCGCTCCGGGTGTTTCCGTCCCCTGGTCGGCCGCTTTGGCCTTTGGGGGAATCATGGCAGCGTTATCTGTCCTGATGTCAATGGCCAGTATCAAAGTTCCGGGAGCAGATCCCGCTACAGGTTCCTTCCTTCCCCCGGAGCCTTTCGCCGCAGTTGAATTGCGGAGTTGGTGGAGGGCGAGAAGGAAAAACAAAAACGAAGGATAAACATGCCGCAAACCGTGTTGCACCGGGATGATCTTCTTACTCCCCCAAGTCGGCACGCGGTTCTGCGAGGTGTTGACTTCATTTTAACGTGGATCACGGA